CGAGGACAAAACGGAAATGACGATTTAGCAATGACGTCCGTTAACATGTCTTCAATATTCGAGTCAAGTCAGTTTTGGGAAATAGCAGTTGAGACCTACGAAAGAATGGGAGATGAGTATTCTAAAGAAGTAGAAGAAAGAGTATTCAGCTTAAGTAGGGGAGATGGAAGAGGCTCAGGGTTTGATTTTGATGAAATTAGAAGGATGAATTCACCTAAAGCGTTTGGCCCAGGGGCTAAAAATCATTCCAAAAACGTATTCGACATAGACACACTAGATCAAATAGAAAAAATAAGATCTAAATTTTTTAAATCTTAACATTCTTTTAAGTATTATATTTGTATAACAACGTTAATCCTATGCCAGCAATGAAGAAGATACATTCTACCGGCGGAGAGACACTGGACGACATCTTCAAGACACACGAAGAAGATATCTACAATCAGGTTCTCTATTCCATCCGCGAAAACTACAAAAATCCATCTAATGACAATATTGGAGTCATTAGCATTTCAACAAAGGACATTGACTATTCGGTAAATCTCAACCGAGAAAAGTTTGTTCCAAGCCTTCAAAAATGCATCTCATTCTTTGAATTAATCGAAGAGTATGAGAAGTGCCAAGAGTGTGTAGACATAATAAACCAATTAAAAGATAAGCAACCAATAGAATATGATATCCAATAAGACACCTAACCAAATAATCAATGAAAGAATTCAAGAAATCGCAATCGGACTACATCAAAAAACTATAACTGAACGTCAAAGAAACGAGCTTGCTGGCTTAGTTTATCCAAAGCTTAGGTATTACATATGGTCAATCTGTAAAAACGACGACGACACGTCTGAAGCCCTACAGTGGTCCTTTAAAAAGATATTCAATAACGTTGAAAAGTTTGACCCAAGTAGGGCTAAGTTCACTACTTGGGTTTACAGTATAGCAAGAAATGAGACTCTCTTCTACTTACATAAAAAGAAGAAAGACAGCGGAGTAAGCCTTGACGATATGTATGATGGATTCGCTGGATTTACCACAGATGAAGTAGGAGGATTTGAGGAAGAATTCGACGCTCTGTATGAAATTACGATTGCCGAAATCTATAAGATAGAGGATCCAACACTAAAGGGCATCGCGATTGATAAGATGATAAATAATGATCGAGTAAAATCAATTGCAGTTAAATATGATATCAACGAGAATACAATCAAAACAAAGCTTCGAAAGATTAGATCTGACATCAAAACAAAAGTGATCAAGGAAAATCCAAATCTAAAAGAAGTGCTAAATCATTTATTTAAGATATGAACATTAAAGACTACTTATATCCATCTAGAATAGTAAAGACTATTTCTAAATCTCTGAGAATTCTAAAAAATAAGAGAAGATATTCTCAGATCATAAAATCACTGGATGAAGAGGGAAAGCTCGAGGCTATAGGTCTAAAAAGAGAAAAAGACTTTCTCTACGTCGGGATTAATCTTAATCCTGAACTTCTGATCTATGATGAATCTACCCAGGAATCGGCTGAACTTAAGTTTATCTCAGACAAAATGAGAAAATACACTGATTTTCTACAGAAGGAATCAGTTCTAGACTCAGTTATCGCTGATTACGATCGAGTTAGAACCGAAGAATTCTATGGATACATAGTTCAAATAAAATTCTCTGATAAAGGATACTCAAAGAACCAATTTTATTACTCCTTAGCTTATTTTCCTGTTGTCATAGGAATCATGTTATCGGTGATTGCGTTGGTATTTTAAAGATAAATAATAAAAAGTCATTATTATGAAATTAGTTGATAATGTGAAAAAGTGGGCATGGCAAATTCTTGCAATCGTGTTCTTTTTTCTATTCCTAGGTAAAGGATGTACGTCTAAAAAGGTTTCTAAGATTAACAATAATGTTGACGACGTCCACGTGGCAATTGATTCCTTAAATAGCGAAATTAACGCTTTAAAGGAAAAAACCTTCACTAAAAAAGAGCTGAAGGATGAGATGGAGCGAGTAATGTTGGATTATCTTATATATGAAGATGATTTAGATAGAGGCAAAACAAGCCTATCTCAGATAAAGAACAAGATCGAATCTAATGATTAACTGGATTAAGAACAATAAAAATGTTGTAATACGAAATACTTTTTTACTCCCGATATTATTAGTAGTAATAATGTCGATCAGCCACGTTGTGAGCTGGTATGATCTTGGTAATCCAATTAGCTGGGCAGTATACCTATCAATCGCGATAGAAATATTTGCCCTTTCTTCTGTTGCTGCTGCGACAATTAAAATAAACCGAGCATCCATCTGGTTTCTATTTGGATTGGTCACCTTTATTCAAATTGTAGGAAACATATTCTTTGAATACAAGGATATTGATATAACTAGCGCAGATTTTTTAGCATGGGTAGACTTAATATATCCTTTCTTCGAAGATTGGAATGCAACTGACCACCGGAGACTTTTAGCTATAGTTCAAGGGGGAACGCTTCCTCTTATGTCGCTTACTGCTCTTCATTACTACATAAAGTTCACAGATTTAGAGTCAGACTTAGATGAGCCTAAAGCTGAAGAAGTAGAAGAGATAGTTGAAGATGTTAGAAATAGTGGAGAAAAGTATGATCAGGCAGAATTTAGAGAAGCCTTGAATATATGGGGACAAACTAAAGGATCTATGGACGGAATATCAGATGAAGATATAATGGATAACTATAGAAGCTTTCTAAAGCAGAGAGATAAGAATTTAATTAAGGCCTCTAAAAAGCCTGAAATTAAACCTAAAAGATCAGATGAATGGATTGCTAGCGAAAAAATAAACAAAAAAACCAATCTATAATGCTACCTAAGATTAATAACGTATGTGATTGCTGTGATTCAGATCAGGCAATACTTCAATTATTTGAAGATAAGTGTTTCAAAGTAGTCGACGGAGCAGATACCAAAGGATCTTTTTGTCTTGGGGATTTCGCTTTTCCATCTGACGGATACTCGTGCCTAGATATAAATCTAAACGTATCAAACGGAGAATCTACTCTCTTCGATAATGAAATTATTTCAGTTGGATCTCCAGCATCTACCCTAACTAAGGGTCAAAATTATGCAAGGGGTGTATTGATAAAGGTTACATACCCTATCAATGATGACAATGGAGAAGAAATATCGATAGTTGATAAGAGTGTAGAACTGTGGATCGAAGATGTTGCTACATTACAATACAAGAAGTATCCACTATATAACTTATTCACGTTGTTCACTAACCCTAAATCAAACGACCCAACTGAATTGATAAATAGAATAAAGATAGTAAACCCAAATGACTATAAAGTAAAGATTACTGGACTGGTTATATTCGGGGAGTCACAATAAAATAAAAACTAACTAAGATGAACGCAAGTACACCTACTGAAATTCTAGAATTAACCGCAGCAACATCTTACTCTCCGGTGTGGATTAGCACTGACCGAAGACAGCAAGATGTAACAAAAACAACCTTAAAGTACGCGCAAGTTGGTGGACCTACTGCTGCTGATAAGGTAGGTAATGCGCACGGTCCTATATTCAGAATTGAAGTTTTAAACTTTGGAACCGCTAATGGAATCAAGATTTGGGGATTAGATAATGACGACGATAATGCAGTAGAGTATCCAAAGTCAAGATTTACTAATGAACCTATTTTAGATATCTGGCTTCAAAAATATGAGTTTACTAATGGCTCTGGAACTACAGTAGATGCAGGAGCAAGTGCTAAAGTTTTTGGTCATAGAAGTAGACACTATCCAGCATCATTCTAATGAAGAGGATTAACGAAAATATGTCAGCTGGGGCAATGACTGCCTTCCAGAATAGGGACCACATGCGCGGTTTACCCTTCTATGGAGAAAAGGGTGACTTTAATTTCGTTACAGGTAAAAGCCAATTTACTCCAGGAGTATCAATAAAAAGTCTGCCACTAAGCGATATGTCTAGAAAGGGAGATCCTGGGATTGGAGATTTTGATAGAAACGTAAATCTAATAAAGTATTACTATCAACCTGGAGATAGGGTTAGAGGGACCCTGGTGAATTCTCAGATCGATTCAGACAAAGGAAGAACAGTCGTTGGCAAACTAAATAAAGTTGAGGTCAACTATAGAGATAATACGATAAAGGTATACATCAAAGACCCTAGTACTCTAGAGATCATGGAAATATATGTAGATTCAATGGAACGCCTATATGAATCAAGCCCATGGAAAGCCAAGAGTTTTTCTGAATTTTTAGGATCCTAAGATAATCAATCTAAGGTATAATCCTGAAACCACATGTCAATTTACTGGTATAATTTTATAAAAAATCACAACATGTTATGAGTGATCCAATTGACGATATGGACGCTATTTCCCATCTAGATGCTCTTGATAAAGAAGGAGGGGTAAACGTCGATATCAATAAACAAACAGAAGAAGCTGAAATTAAAGTAGAAGCTTCTCCTACATCTCTAGGTAAAGCAAAATCATATGAGGCAAGTGAGATGAGCGCCTCAGAGGAATCTCCATGGAAGATATTAAATTTAGATCTTCTCCCGTCTAAGGGTATGTTCTACCCTGAAAATATGGAGCTCCTTATACGTTCAGCGAAAACAAAGGAGATTAGACATTGGTCTACTATGGATGAACACGATCCAGTTGACGTTGAAGAAAAGATAAACTTTGTTTTAAATGCTTGTACTAAATTTAAAATTAAGGGAAATCCTAGACCCTTCAATTTTAATGATTTTATGGCAGTAGATAGATATCACATTTTGTTTAGGATATACGAGCTCACTTTTCCAAATCAGGAAAACAAACTCATGGCAAATATTAGATGTTCTAATGATAAATGTAAGCACGTAAATAAGATTCAAGTGACGAGTAGAAATCTATTAGGATTCAGCATACCTGATGAATATCTTAAGTGGTATGATCCTTCTGAAAGATGTTTTGTTATACCGTCTGAAAAGCTTCAAGAGACTCTAAGATTCTACATGCCAACTAGTGGAATTAACACAGCATTGAAAAAAAGAGCAAAATTTGACCAGAGCCGAGGAATTGAGATTGACAAGTCATTTTACTCAATGGCACCTTATCTTCTATCAGAATGGAGGTCTATAAGGCCTGAGAATTTGCACGAGTTCAAAATGGAATCTAATTCCTGGTCTAATCAAAAGTTCAGCGCAATTCACAGATTTACTGAAGACATAAAAAAATCATCCTTAAATAAAGCAACTGGAGTTTGCGAAAAGTGCAAGGAAAGTATGGAGAGCCATATTTTTTTGGGAGGAAGCTTCACTGTTAAGGATATTTTCATTGTTTCAGCTAGATTTGATGAACTTATTTAAGCTTAACGCTCAATTGGCGGTGAAGCTGGGTCAGTCCCTAGATACTCTTTATGAATTAGAATATTTTGAATATTCACTGTTGCTCAACATCGTTAATGAGGAAATCGAGGAGCACAACGAGAAAATTCAAAAGATCAACGAATCTGATAAAAAGTCGTCAGGTTCTCCATTAAAAGTTAACTTACCTTCTCACTTAAAGCTCAAATAAATAATAAAAAATAGATACTCTAAGTGAGTGAAAAACTAAACGCTTTTATAGCTCTATTTAACGAAAGAGTAGATGCAGATATCTCTAAGGCTCAATCTAAAATAGAAAAGGCTCAAGAGAAATTAGATGAAGCTGAAAAGATATGGAATGAAGCTCAGGAAGGCTTAAGCGGAGATATCTTAGAAAATTTCCTTGAAGTATTTCCTGCTCCAACTGGTGGAGCACAAGGAAACGCCATAACTGGAGTTGACCCTAGATTCGTAAACCTATTAGAGTTCGGAGACCCACTCAAGAGTCAGGCACGTCAATTATTCAAGCTTAGACATTCAGACCAGCGCATGATAAGTGCGCAAAATTATCTACAGGAATCTGAGAAACTTAAAGAAGAAGGTGCTGAGCTAACTCTATCTAGATTGTCTAGTAAGTTAAAAGAAACTGCTCGAAGAACTCAATCTCTAGGAGGATCAGACGTAGATTCGTTAATCAAGCAAATATTTAAAGACTATGACTCATTTGAAGAAGTAGCGTACAGCGAACTCAATGATGTCAGTTCTCCAAGTCAAGTAACAACAAGTCAAGAAGCTTACGAAGCTCTTAAGGAAAAAATGGAAGGGGCTTCCCAAGGCGAGGAAGTTGAGCCTAATGAGGAAGAGACCAGCCCATTAAATGAGCCAGAGTCTCTAGAAGAGGAAGTATCTTCAGATGAAGAAATAAGCCCAATAAATCCAGCAGAGGACGTTGAACCTGAAGAAGTAACTACTGAAGTTTCTACGACGGGTCCTGAAATAGAGCAAGCTGAAGAAACTCCGTCTGAGCCAATTGTAGCCAATATAAACTTAGAACAGCCAGACATTGCTGAGGATCTTGAAGAACCTGAAGAAGTTCAAGATCAACAACCAGCTGTGAGTCCCATTTCTGAAATATCCAGCAACCTAGTTGAAGATAACGTAACAGAAGTATCTAACGAGACTTCTAATATTAATAATACAACAACTAACGTTACTGGAGAAAATACGGCCGTTAATAACAATACTAACGTTACTGGAGAAAATACAGCCGTTAATAACAATACTAATGTAACCTCTGAAAAACCAAAAGTCAGCAGCTTAAAGGATTTCATAAGCAAGCTAAAGGGACTTAGGGATTCACTGAATCCTGAGTCACCTCCTGGCGATGCTGAAACTTTAGAAATAGAAAAGGGTGGAAATACTCCGTCTATATCTAATATATTCGAAGGCGCAAAGTCCGTTGTAGCTGATTCATTTGAGGGCGGAGACATTATAGGGGGAATAACAGACGTAGTAAGCAATACAACCAACTTAAACCAGGTTCTTGAATCAGGATCAGATAGTCCTATTAATAATATTGAAAGAGCACTAAGCAGACCTTTATCTGATAGACTCCCAGAAGGATTTTCAATGGATTCAGCGACAGATTTTATAGAATCTAAAACCGGCGCGAGTATTCCATCAGTTGAATCAGTAACCAGCAACATATCTGAAACAGTTGAGAGATCGGCTAAATCCTTATCTTCTCCAATTACTAATATATCTAATATATCTGAAAGAAGTGAGTCAAATACTGAAGGCAATCAAATATCTAATATTTCTGAGGTTGATAGCTCAACTTCAACTGAGTCTAATTCAGTAAGCACTAGCACGAACACATCCAGTTCAAATACTAAAAATGAGGAAAACGTTGAAAATAATTCCTCGAGTTCTTCTATGACTAGCATGCCAACTGTTGATAATTCGGAAATTGTAAGTAGATTGAAGAAACTAGAGAGATTGTTATCAGGTCCACTCGAAGTTAAAATAGTAGAATAATGAATATATCATCAGAATTAAAGAACAAGGCCTTAGAAATATCTAACGAGTTTAGTCAAATACATCAAGAATATAAAGATCTTGATAAAAGATTACATGAATTAACCGTTAAAAGGAACGGGCTATTTGAGCGACTAAACAAGCTTAGAGCATTGGAAAAAGATCTGATAAATAAAATAGAAGAAGAATCTGGTGTAAAGTTTACAGCAGATATTGCAAATGATATAATATATGAAGAGTCTTAAAGATAGAATACTATTCGGAGCGATTGGAGGGTTGATCATAGCTCTATTGCTCGTTCAGTGCAACGGAAAAAGAGCGCAGGAAAAGCTGTATGAGCAACTTACCGCTGCTAATAAGGAAGTAATAAGGCTCGATACTCTTAGAAAGGAAAAAGAAGGACAATATGCCAAGCTTGTAGATTATTATAAAACTGAGAAAGATCTAAGAGAAGAGATCTCTAGTAAAAACAAGGAGCTCGCAAAAATAATCAAGCAGAAGGATGAAAGAATCTTAATGCTAAATAATACTGTTATTTCTCTTGAATCTCAAATAAGTTCAGGGGAAGTTACTGTAAGTGAGTCTGATAGCACTGTAATAGATTTGAGCATTAGATATCCAGAGTCTGAAAATCCATTCATAAATTGGAACGGAAGTATATTTATGAGTACTCAAAAATACTCAGGAGAGTGGACCTTCGGCAGACTTCCGATCCAAGTAATATTAACTGAGACTGACAGGGGTCTATGGAACTCAAGATTAGTTGGTCCAGATTGGCTTAATGTAGATAGCATAGAAGTTAAGAGTCTTCCACCAGATGAGATAGTAGAACCCGAGGCTGATAATCTAGGATTTATAGTTGGCGGAGGATACCTAAGTTCTCTTCAACCAAATTCTACAAATGGAGTAACATTTGGAGTCGGCTTGCAATATAAAAACAGTTCGGTGATGTTAAACTATGGTTCAATAATGGATTACATAGGATTAAGCTACTATCACAGAATTAAATTGAACAAATAATATTAAAATGGCAGCACAAAGCAGATTTATTAGCTTATCATCCTATTGCGTAGTCGAGTACATATTTGAACCTCTAGGATCCTTGAATTTTTTAACAGAAGATTTTACACTGTTGACTAATTCAACATCAGATGTAAATCAGATATTTAATCCAGATGGATCCCTATCTGCAACTAAAAATATTAGAGATATTTCAGTTGTTCCAATTGGTAATAATAAGTTTGCGTATACTGATTCTGAAAAGCTGCCTAATTATATAGATTACGATTCAAATATTACTGAGACTTCAATTACTGGATATAACGTAGTTTGCGATAAAGTTAAATTTCACTTTATAGCAGGCTTTGATATCGATGGATTTGAAGGTCTAATATTGAGCGTAATAAATCAGCAGAATAACGGAAAGAATAACATATTTGCTAACATTCTTCTTTCTCCTGAAACAATAGATGATCTAATAACATTTAACGCAAAACCTATGTTTCTATCTAATGCAACATATGATAGATACGTAGAAATAAAAGTTCCATCTATAAAGAATATCAATGAGGAGCTTAGAGTTGCATTGACTCCAGCTAGTACATTTGCGGCTGCTATAACTCCAACAGATACCGGATACAGCGGATTTATATACAATAATCCAATAACAATATCATTATCTGAGTGTGGAACTCGAGAGAAGTATAATCCAACTGGGTCCACTAAATACGACGTATTCCAAGTAACTGAAAACTATCAAGCTTCACTATCTCAAAGCAACGAGTTTGATGGGGTAGGAGCAAGCATTGCTGAGTCAGCCACTGGAGATTTCATAGAATATTACTTGACATATAATTCAGGATTTCCAGAAGATTTAATATCCATTTTAAATCGTAGAAACCCAGCTGATGATTGGATCATAATTCATCAGCTAAGTGTATTTGAGCAAATCGGATCTGCCTTTGTAAATACTTCTAGACAGGTAATATTCCAAGAAGAAGATTTTGACGAGCCTCTCGTATATAGACCTGTTTTAAAGAACGCTGGAACAGCTGTTAGTATGTCTATTGATTTACTAAGTAGGTTGACCAATAGAAGAAATGGCGATCAGGTAATTAGAGAGGCATCGTTTAATTTAATATCTCCTAAAAAATACGGCAAAAAGCTTAATGTTATACCTTTAAGTGATGAGCCACAATCACAAAAGGTATATAACAAGATCATAAAGAAAAACTTTGAATCGACTAATTTATTCATTGAGCCGACATTTGCACCTGGATTTGGAAACACACCTGCTGAAACTACAACAGCAACTACTACTACTACTACAGTTACTCAAGTTGAATATGTACCTGTCTTTTTTAGCAATAATAACATTTCAGTATCCAATAATAGTGGAATTGTTAAGAATAACGACACAAGCGAGGAGGTGATATTCGGCCCCGGAAAACTAAGGTTTGTAATGGGTCCATTTGATAATGCAATTAAGCTTAAAATGTATAATGTCGTTAACGGTAAGAATATTCCCCTAGATTTAAATGTAAATGCCGCCAAATATAGAATGGTATTCGAGACTGATAATGGAAAGATATCAGTAGACAATGCTAATAGTCAATCACTTGAGAATTTATCAAGCGGAGAGCTACTATTTAGAATATCCAAGGAAGATAGTTCTAAAATAGTTAAGTCTAATTCTAAGGTTGTTCATATTACTTCAATTGCTCAGGACTCGACTGAAACTCTAATGTATAGTGCAGAGTGGAGAACATCTAAAGAAATACCTGAGATAGAAGCTGCGATTGCTGAAGCAAAAGCCGAGGTAAATGAACTTACTGCGGCGTTGGATAGAATATCTGAACTTGAGGCTCAGATAAACACTCTTGAAGTAAAGAATAGCAAACTTAGAAATCAAATTGATCGATCAATCAAGAGCCCAGTTAAGAAGGTGGCTAAAGCCGGGGTAGTAAATAAGATTGGTATGCCTAACCCTAAAAAAATTAGGACTGATATTTCTAATTCTGGAAAGAACGCCAGCAAATCTAATGTCAAGGTTTCGACGAAGCAGATTGCCAAAAGCACAAATATCAAGAATAACCTTAACAGAAACATAGATTAACAGCGATTTCGAGAGATAAATAAAATAAAATAAACTTAACGAAAATGAATGATTTCGTAAATAATGTTCTGTCGGAGCTACAGAATAACCAAAATATTAAAGATAACGGATTAGTTAAGCTGGTTGTTGAATCAGCTAATAAATCGATCGCTAATAGTGAAAGCTCGGATGTAATCTATAGCGAGTTAAAGAGAAGCATATCTGCTATAAATGAGCAGATAAACTCA